GTACCATCAAGTTCATTAGCTGTTAATTCAGCGCCCCGCCGCATTCTTGGATTTCCCTCCTCGGGGTTTTTTATCAGATTTCAACTCGATTTTTCGGTTTAGCATTTTCGAAGCTCTTTGCTAAAAAGCTTCTGTAATGTAATGAAAAAGCCACCCGAAGGTGGCCTCTGCGATGGCAAAGAATGAAGTAGCTCTCGATGCTCACAATCACATGATTACTCAGCTATCGAGTTTAGCTTGGCGGAGCCTGTAGTTTGAAAAATATTGTTTTTATCAGGCCCTGACTCGGTTTATTGGTTTCGTAACGCCATTGTGACATTGCCGCAATGACTGCTGAGTCGAAGAGGTGCTGCGGTTCTGATCTGAGTATCCATATCTTAGATATCTTTCCATCAACTCCTACGTTGTATCTCACCCTGACATCTCCTTCAATCCTGTTAGCCAGTGCGTAATACGGGTATGCCGGAGTTGGTGAATATAGCAGTTTTGGATGCGAATTTTTAGCGGGGCTGGCACACCCCATAAGTATGCTACACAGAAGAATCGTACCCAGAAGTCCCTTTTTCATAATCACACCAGTATCGTGAATGATAATCAACATTATCAAGGTACAGCCTTCACCTCTAGATGAGAACACCTATTAATGGTAAACATCGAAGCCTTTATCCTCTGAAAAGCTCCTGAAAAACCCAGGACATCCACTGGAAATGATAATGTCCTTGTTAATCCGGGTCTTTAGCCTAAGCTTAAAGCAGGCGCTGTCCTGCCCATATTTGGTTGTCTTTCTGTTTCTACCCGTAGGCTCAAGGATGAGCCACACCTCTTATTTACACATCCAATCGACCCTCTTTTTGATCTGCAACCTGGCGGAGTGCTGAATCGAGTGAGTATGATTTGTTCATTGGCTGTCAATTCAGCACCCCGTTAAATTAAGGATTTCCTCCTCGGGGTTTTTTATTGAGCTGCTTGTCGGTACCTCGATTCAGCATTATCGAAGCCCCTTTGCTCAGGAGCTTCTGTAATGCCTTTTGCTTAATTATTTCTTAACACTGTCCGGCATTACCGCCCCCACAATGCCAGCCAGCGCCACACCGCCAGCGATGACAGTTTCCTGAATGCCCGGCGGCATCTGATAACCAAATATGCCAGCAACAACAAGAATGATGCCGCGCCAGGTGGACGGCTCTTTCAGTCGATTAATGAGATAGTTCATAGTTCCACTCTTTCCTTTATCCAGCCATAGAGAAAATCTTCATTTGCCGCCCTGGCTTCAGCAAGCTCAGGATAGCGGGCACCCTGACTACAATTCAGCCCCTTCAGCAGCGTGTTTTCACCATCTTTGCCACGAACGGCGAGATAACTTTTCAGGGCAGCGATGGTGATGTTGCCGATCGCGCCGTCCGTCTTCAGATCCGGATATAGCTTGCCCTGCATATTCAGCGCCGTTAACCAGCGCTGCAGGAATGTACTGGCGACACGCGGCCCCATGTTCACGCCGGTATCACATAACTCCTGCGCAATGGCTGGCGACAACTCAGCTACTCGGTCAAACTTCGGTTCGGTCCAGTATTGCGACAGGTAAATGGCTTTGGCTGTGTCCCGTGGTAACGCCTTCATATCGCCGCTATAGCCATATGCGCGGGCGGTGGTCTGCGTGATGCCCCAGCGCGTAGGACCGCCTTTGTCATTCGGGTTATTTACGTAACCCCCTTCTTTACCGAGAATGCCCTCGATAATCTGATCAACTGTCATGGTGCCTTAACTCCGGTGATGCGCTCCCAGAAATAGGTCAAAGCGACAGAACCCATTGCCCCGCTTATTCCGGAAGTGGCCAGTATCATGTAAATGCTCAGTCCGCTTTCAATGCTCACCAGGCCAGCAATAACGCCGGTAAACCCTGAAACCACCATTTGGGCAAGAGCATTGATCAAGCTCCATGTTGCCTTGCTCTGCTTCACATCTATCAGGTAGCGGACAAGTCCACCCCAGCAAGCAATGATCAGCAGAACCAGCCAGGACATCCCGGCAATGCTCTCTTTGTCTTGCATACGTTTAGCCATAGTTACCGCCTCCGATGAAATATCGGGAAGCTGTGTTTGAAAAGGGCCAGGTCTGTCGGGCTGAATTTAACAACGAAGTGTATCGATGATGATTCCCGTGAGCCTGAAACTGAAAAGCCGCACAAGCGTGATGCTCTGGAGGGGGGGATTTTATTTACAGTTCAGTATAGAGCTGTTAACATTCATGAACTGGGGATAGCCTGAGACAACCCCTGAATTCTAAATAAAGAAAGGTTCCTTCTTACAACCTACTTCCCGAAAGTAGGTTTTTTTTGCCTGAATATAATTCCCGAATTAGTTCTTCAGGCTTGCAGGATGGTAAGTAGCTTTTTATGGTTCAGGCAGAAAAAGACGAGTTGCAGGTCTTCTTCCCTGCTGTCACCGATAGCGTTGTTTAGAGTCCTGCATGTGCGGACTATTGCGACGGTAGATTTAAACTTACACCTGCTGTGCGTGGTGCCGGGTGCCTCCCGGTGAGCCTTTGGTCGACCATCCATGACTCGCGATATTGTTCACTGACTCATAACGTTGATTTACTCGGCCACTTCGCCCCGCCGCACAGGGGGATTCACCACGCCGGAAATTTAACATATGACTATTTTAGTCTCAATGCCATACGACGATATGACAGGGGTAGTGATGCAATGCTTCTCGCTAATCACCCTGTCGGATTGCAGAATGCAAAAAGCCCCGCACGATGGCGAGGCTCTTAATTTGGTCGACAATCGAAGCTATGGCGACGATATCAGATTTACTTGAAATATATGCCTTTCAGTTCGTTTTTGCAAGACTTACATCTAAATTTGTCGCCTTTTGTTGTGAACGTGATCGCGTTACCGATATGAGAGCATCGCTGTCAAGTTTAACAAAGTTACTGTGCATCGCCAGCCAATGAGGGAGGTAGGTTTCTGTCCACGTGGACTTTGCAACACCAACCAGCTCCGCCAGCGACTGGTATTCATACGTCGCCTTCCCTGCCAGTTCTGCTTTGACGTCCTGCGCAGCCAGCCAGATAAGCTGCCGCAGACGATCGACAGTTTTCTTTGCAATGCGCACACCGGCCAGTGTCTCGCTAAATTGCTCCCACGCCCACCGGGTTATCGTCTCCTGATGCTCCCAGCGGATATTGTCGCTATAGTTCCAGAGCAGCCAGGATTTTTGATGCTCATCCAGAGAAAGCAGTGCCCGGCGCCAGCTGGCTGTCGAATACTCAACTGGCAGAACGAGGGCGATTGCGGAGCCTTTCGCGCGGGACTGGCTGCCGGCCATCGGCGGGCAGTCCGGGTTCACCATGCGCTGCTTATCCTTGTCAAATACCTTTTTCCTTCCCCGGCTGCGCGCCGTCGCGGTGAATTGCGCGTTCTCGGCGAAAGCTACCAGTTGCCCTTTCGTCGCGCCGCTCAGATCGGCGGTGGCCGCTATCAGCTGCTGGCGAACAAATTCTAAATATTGCGCTGTCATGCTGTCTCTCCCAGGGCCTGATAGATGCGAACGAAATTCTTCAAAATGCGGTAGTCAACTAATACCGTGCCGCGGGACCGGAACAGGCGGAGCTTTTGCCAGCGGTCGCGGATGCGCTCGATAATGTCACGGCTCATGCTGCCTCCTGATGGCGGGCGCGGCGCTTCTCCAGCGCTCGGGCTCGGCGGGTGAATATGGATTTGATGCGCTGCAGGTATGGGATATCGAACCGGCGGGGCTCGTTATCAGCCTCAAGCCGCTCCACTCTCTCAAGCCCGATGCGATCAATAAGGCGGATCCGATACTCAACTGCATTTCCACTCAATTGCCGGTTGCAGCGGGTACAGGCAGAGTGGACGTTGAACACATTGAATTTCAGGTGCGACGCTGCGCCGCGGGAACGGTAATGACTGGCATCAATGGCACTGCCGGTGAGGTAGTTGCTCTTGCCGATGAGTGGATTGCCACAGCTGACGCACGGCTTTCCATCATCACGGATCCGGATGTAGCGGTTGAACGCCGATTGCGCCTCTTTATCCCATTGGGCCTTTGTCTTGAATGATTCGCGCTTGGCCTTGCGCCGCTGGCGGCCTGCCTTCTCTTCGGTGCGCTGGCGCCGCGCTTCCTTCTGCTTAGCGGCTTCTCGGGCTTTTGCGGTCTGTTCTTTGCCGATCGCGCTGGCGCAATCGAAGCTGCAAACCACCTGTCCGTCTCGCACCGGATGAAACCACTGTCGACAGGCTTTATGGGCGCACTTGCGGCGCGGTAACTTAGCCATGCGCTCTCCGTGCCGCGAGACGCAGCCATTTCTGATCCACCAGGCGGGCGGTGTAGTCTTTCAGTGTCGGGATGTCGGACGGATTAACCGCCAGCTTGCGCTGGCGGCGCGCCGGAACGCGGAAGATTTCGTTGGTGATGACGCGGGAAAGTGGGCTACTCATTGCGCTCACCTTCAAATCGCCAGTTATAACCTTTATGGTAAGATGATTGACCTGTGCAGCACCTGCTAATGCAGCCACTGTCGAACCCATCACGAACCGCATCCATAGCGGCAGCGTAGCGAACCTCTTTTCCTGTAACACGGCATGTAGCGATTACCGCTTTACTTGCGTTGTGATCCTCACCGAACCTACCTAGCTGATTTGGGATAACACCAAGATCGCTATAGGCATGGCGAAGATTGTTTGACGGAGTTGTCCATTCAAGGTTTTCAGCGCGGTTATCTTTTTTGTTTCCGTTTTTATGGTTAACAACTAATCCGTCGGCGTAACCGTCGCAAAATGCCATGGCGACAAGCCTGTGTGCTGCATACTTTTTGCCGCGAATCTTTATCTGAAGGTAACCAGTGGTATGCACGTCAAACGGCTTCAAGTCCTTACCTTCTAAAACCTTCTTGTAGCCACTCATTACGCTAACGGTGCGTGTTAAGGATCGGAATCGACCATGATTACTGACTTCATAATCGCTTGATATGGATGTTTCTTTCCAAATCTCTTCTTCAAACATGGTCGTGTCCCTTTGAGTGATATTCGGAGTTGGCAGGGATCCGCAATTTGATACCGCGCTCAGCGCACCAGACTTCAATGCGGCGCAGGTAGAAGGTCATCTCTTCGGTATCGAGTAGCTTGGTGGACTTCACCATCTTGGTTTCACCAAGAACGGTTACGGGCTTGGCGGGGCAGAACATATCCTTCAAAAACTCATGAAGGTCTTCCTCTGTTAACTTGTTTTCGGAGTGGTGGTTGATGGCAGATGCAACGTCGCCATTCCACATCCAGAGAAGGGCATTTTGGGAGAGGCTGCGCTTGTCCTTCCAGGGCTTGATAATAAGGCGATAGCAGTCGCCAGATTCCAGCATTGGCTGTATCTGCTGCCCGATGGCGGAAAAATTGGATTTGTGCAGACGGATGCCGTCTTTGTTCATGCTCATGCGGCCTCCTTAACGGAAACCGCAGAACGCAGAAAATCGCAGGTGCATTTCTGCATCTGTGACAAGGTGAGGAGTTCAGATTGTGGTCGCATTTAAGTCCCCTTAAATGCGCAGAAGTCACCGAAGTTGTTCAAGCTCCGATGACATAATTATGGCTGGTTGATTATGGAAAATCAATTAAGCTGAGTTTAATCAGCGAGGTCCTCATCTGTGGCAATCATGAGGTTAAAGAATGAAATAATGTTTACCCACTGCGAGTAGATATCGCTTGTCATGCTGGTTGGCTCCTCTCCGTGGAAGACGGCATCAGGTCCAACCTCATAGTTGAGCTCTTCAAAAAGCTCCATGTTTAATTGGCTAATGAAGAATTGCTTTAAACCTTTAACTGCACCCTGATTGTTGCTATCTGAGTAATTTTCTATGCTACCCATTGCCAAGTTCAAGCATCGAACAATATTGGCTGCGTCATGAAAGCTCCATTCAGCCCCTTTCTTTCCCTTTGAGTATGAATTCGCTCTCTCAGCGCACGCTTTTAATGTCTCGTACAAATACTGTTTTCCTTGCAACTGCAAAGCCTTTTCGGATGTGGCACTGCTAGCTTCTGAGGATCGCCAAGCTAAATAAGTTGCTGCCGCAGATGCGATAGCTGCAATGGCAGAAACTGCATCTATTCCGATATCCCAACCAGCCATAATAACCTCCTCTATATTTTGAAGGGAATTATACATCACTCCTGCTGCGGTGCTGCTGGCAGTGGCATCCAGTGGGTTGCTTGTTCGACACCATCGCCGGGCTTGACAGTCGCATCACCGCGGCGGAATGTGCTTCCTGTATAGTGGGCAGTGCATATCAACGGTTCAACCAGTGAGCTGTCGAAATTTACCAAGATAAGCACACTATGGTTTTTCTCTGGCATCTGCTCGCTTACCGGAATCCATGCATACGGAATTTTCAGAGAGAAGTATTACATCAACGGCAGTCATGCTGGTTTCCTCATGTACATGACCGATACCGCGCAGAACCAAGAGGTCGTGAACAACATCCGCCATGCGATGAATAGTGCCAAAGGCCCGGGGAACTTCCGCAACCTGTTTATGTTCTCCCCCAACGGGAAAAGACGGCATCCAGATCATCCCGTTGTCGGAAGTAGCGGCAAAGGATGAATTTCTGAATATCAAGAACGTCAGCCGGGATGATATGATGGCAGCGCACCGCGTGCCACCACAGATGATGGGGATTATGCCTAATAACGTAGGAGGTTATGGTGATGTTGAAAAGGCCAGCAGTGTTTTTGTACGCAATGAGTTAGTTCCACTGCAAAAACGATTAAAGGAACTTAACGAATGGTTAGGCGAGGATGTTATTAGTTATGAATCTTATACTTTATGCTAACCAAACTTTTAATCAAGAATACAACTATGGCACTTAATGTGCCATAGCACCTCTATTCTTCCATAATCAAAATATCAGCATCATTAAGAAACAACCCTTGCAATACGGACACATTCATGAGCCCTGACTTTTTAATAATAGCTTTTAAAAAAACATGCCGCTCATCAGTTAAAAATGCAACCCCGTCATTTCTAAACATATCAACCAGTTCATTCATTAATACTGATGCAGTTGCTAATAAGCTATGCTCTTCAACAAAACAATATGTATAATATGGGTCGTTAATATAACTTACTAAAAGTCCTGCCAAGCGATTCAAATCTCTCAAATCTTCTGGCACTGCTTCATAGCCATAATCAGGCTCAATGAAGGATGAACTTCTATAATTAACAAGTTCTCTACACTGGATAGCCCACTCAAAAACACTAATTGAATCAATTGTATTAGTATTGAGCTTGTGAGATTTACATAACTCAGCAAAGGCCTTAATAGTAGTTTTGTGATCTCCTTTTATTTTTTTAGTGGAAATACGTATTGGCACAGCATTTTCCACGCACTCCAAAAAAAATATCTCCCCTTTTCCATTTTTAAAAATAGCATATCCCTCAAGAAGCAAGAAAGCTCTTAACGAATAAAAAATGGAATAATATAATTTAATTATGGCCCATGATGAATGACCCCTTCTAAGGCTGTATAGTGACTCCAAAAAACTTACAGATGCTTTGTAAAAAACATCTGTCGAGTCAGTCCTAATAGCATTTTTCAAGTCTGACAATTTACTAGCACTTAACTGAATCGAATCAATTCTATCTTTATATTGACCTAACTGAGTGGGATCCGAACATCCCACTTCAGCCTCAATAAACTCCTGACAGAGATATCTTTTAAAATTCATATTCATCCTGAGACGGTAGTGATGACAGTACGTTTTCTTCCAGCAATTCCTTCACTCTTTTCCTTGCTGTTTTACCATCATGATTCTTTAATTCATCCCAGGTAATAAGTGTCGATTTCTCTAACGAAATAACTGACTTTATTGTATCAACAGTAAATGATTTCCTTTCAACGCATTGTGAAAGTAGTTTTTCAGTCAAGAAATCCACAGCACCCGCAAAGCCAGCGGCTTTTACAAATGGATTCTTAGCTTTGCTATTCCAAATATTTTCTTTGTCGTAATAGTATTTGATACCATTGAAGAAGTTTATGATCAAATTGCGTTGATTATCATATGTCCTAATATTATATTTCGCAAATGTTCCCGCTGGCTTAACATGCTCTTTTAAGGATTGAACAATAGTAGATAACTCGATATTACCAACACCACGAGGTGACCCCGGAAACTTTATTAGCTTATAAAACGGAGATATATCTAAATCATTTAGCTCACGAGCAATGTCAGTTATACGATTTATCGCATGAGTTTCATCGTCTTCGAGTTCACCAAAAAGATCGTAAATTAAGCTCTTAGGTACTGGTTTTTGTTCTGTATTAATATTTAAGAAAATTTTTGCTGCTTGTGGCGTTGTTAATGATTCACATAAAGTAACTAATATATCCATTTCTCCAACTTTAGGATCTTCCTCCATAGCTTCTTCTAAACCAGCTAATCGATGCTGACCATCAATAACCTGAATAGATGCAGGAATAAAATCAAAAGAAATGATACCATCTTTAACTTCAATCTTTTTATCTGCATTCGTCCAGTTCAAAATAAATGAACTAAAGAATATATTACCATCAAGAACATATTTTTTAATACTTGTTATTCTTCTACTATTAAGTACACGCTGAACGGCTCCTTCCTCATTATCTCGCCCTCGTACAGCAACGTAATACATGGGGATCAATTCTTTTACCTTCATAGAGAAAGTAAATGCAGGAATATCACCAAAAACTGTTTCTAGACACTGATAACTAAGTTTATTTATTGCCATTATTCATTTACCTGCTTTATCAGTCAGTTGGAGAATTTTGCTGCTACATTACAACAATTGGGTTTGCCACACAATATATCGCGGTCGCGCGCGCTCGTATCCCCGCCACGCCTGCCCGCTTTATGTCGGAACTTTCATGTACATACATGAAATCGCCGGTACTGGCGGGCGGGATCTAAAACAAGCCTCAAACAATACCGACAGAAGAGTCCTGGCCAGTTCCGGTACGTATCTCTGAAAAAGTGCAACCAGGATTGCTACCGATAAAATTGATAACGATTTGAGTGCCGGATATACGTTTCATTGAATCAGCCCTTTTTCTTTACCAATCAGGTATTCGTCCCGCAGCCACTGAGCCGGGGTTAGCGCGCCGAGTGATGCGGCACCTGGTATGCATCCGAAGCTTTTTCCTTCCGGGTGATAACCGCGCTGCCTGCTGGCGTGATTTGTGGGGATCACTTCCTGGTTGTTCTCCAGAGCCAGTACCGGTGACGGTATTTGCTCTCCGGCAGCTGAAATCAGCGCCCAGTCTTCCAGCTTTTTGGAGGCATATTTCTCGGTTTCCGCCTCGCTGAGCTGTCGCTGATACATTGCCCGCCGGGTATCGGTGACAATCCAGTACATGACCGGGTGAGACCAGGGGAAACGCTCGGCGCCGCCGGTGTGGAGCCCCTTCTCGCGGTTGTATCGTTGAAATTCACCCATCACGTCAGCCAGCTTGATACCGAGGACTGTGCCGCTGTCCTTGCACCACTTGATAAACTGGCCCGGTGATGGCCAGAACGGCGATTCACTCGCTCTCGCATGGCGCACGCCGGCGGATAACTGTTCTCGTGTGCGGATGCCGTTTTCTGAAAATGCCGCTATCCACTGCTGCTTAGCCACTCGCTCGTCAGCATCGGATCGGAGGTTGGTTTGCGTTGCTGCCGGGAAAATCTGCTTCAACTGCATGAACAGCGCGTCAACAAGGCGCTCAGCGTCTGAATTCACAACCCGGCCATGCTCAGGGTTGCCCCCGGCCATGCTTGCCATCGCTGCACCATCCCGATTGTTTATTGCGCGGTAGAGTTCAGGTTTCACAGGAAATCCCTCCATGCATCCGGGCTGTTCCAGTGGAGGCCTTCCTGCCCGGAATCGCGACTGTGTTTTGCCTGCCCGTCAGGTTCAAACAGGCCCTGCCAGCCATTGGCGATGCTTCGGTTAATAATTTCTTCAGGCGCGTATCCGTTCAGCCTGCAGCGGTCGAGCAGGTTGATAGCCTGCGTCACGGTCTGCTGAGACTTGATCGGTTTTTTCAGGTCACGACGGTATTCAACCCATGAAGACCAGGTGACTACGGACAGCCAGTCAGGCAGCTGAACACTGGATGCATCGAACGAAACCGCCCGGGGGGATTTAGGGGGTTTATTACTATTGTCTTTATTGTCTTTTGTATGTTTGTCTTTTGTGTTTACCTGATTCGGGTAATATCCGTTACCTGATTCGGGTAAACTTTTCTTACCTGATTCAGGTAAATTTACCTTTTTCAGGTAAGGTTTTTTTTCTGTACCTTTTACAGGTAAAGATGACCATTCGCTGACCGTTTTATTAATCCCGATAACACGACCGGTTTGAGTTAATATCCCCCGCTTAACCAGGACGCTTTTTGCAGCTGAGCACTTATGCGGGAGAATGCCGGTCAGCTCCGAAATCTGCTCGTTACTGACCCAGTCAGATTTCTTATTGAAGCCGTATGTTTTGCGCATGACAGCCATGAACACCAAAAGCTGATGCTGCGACAAACCTGCATGCATGACAGCCTCAAGGAGCTCATTGGCGATGCGCGTAAACCCATCGTCGAGATCTGCCACTCGCAGCTCCTGTATTCCCGAAACTACATCAGGAAAGTTGAGAATTTTTGCGGTATTTGACATACTTACTCCCGTTACTTGGCGTAACACAGTGTCTTGAAAGCCGTAGCTGCTACCAACAGCGCGGCTTTCGCCTTTATTGAGACTTCCCATCACATAACCCCCAGCATCGATGTCACCATCGTCATCAGTGGGCCTACCTGCTCCGGCATGAGGCGAAACAGCGAAGCGATACCCTCGCTTACCTCTTTCAGCTTTTGGTGCTCTGGAGCGCCCAGCAGAACGGCCTGCTTTGCTTCTGCACACTCTTTCATTGCAGAGGCAATCAGAGACATCGTGTCGTTCTGAGGCACCAGGCGGTTGCGAAACTCCAGCGGCAGAACAGCCAGGATTGCCGGTGTCAGCTGACGAACGTTCTCGCGGTACTGCTCCGAGTCGAAACGGTTATCTAGGAAGCGAAACAGCTTCTGGCGCGCCCGGCTGATGTCTTCCGGGAAACTGATGACGGTCCCGCCCTGCTCCCGGTATTCGTTGATAATCAGCGCTGACACCACGTCCTGATTGTCCAGCGCCGACGACCATGCCCGGACCGCATCACGAATCTTGTCGTGGTCGGGCGCCGCCTTAGGTTGAGCGCGGTTTATCATCGCTCCCTGGCGTATTCCGGTATTGTGTTGATACGCAAGTGATTGCATGTGCATTCCCTTTCGTGGTTAGGGCCGCCGTTAAGCGGCATGGTTGTCAGGATGTGGAAAGATGGATGGCAGGTCCGGTCGGAATTCATGAGCCTGGATTTCACCACCGACCGCTTTCACCAGTTCAGGAACGTGAATCGGGGAGATGCGTTTCTTTCCGTTAAGCCAGTCGCAGATAGTGGACTGGGCTTTACCGCAACGTTTTGCCAGTTCTTTCTGGCTGCCAGCGATGGCGATCGCTTTCTCTACTGCGGAGTTCTTCTCTACTGTTGGGGTCTTCATAATCACCTCAGCTATCAGTTCAAAGCGATTATGATAATCACTTTAACGAATGTCAATCGCATAGGCGATTTTTTGCTAAATAATCGCTTGAGCGATAGAGTTAGGGGAATCATAAATAGAGGTGAATATGGGATTCTCGGAGCGCCTGGCGCAGGCAATGAAAAATGCTGGATATACTCAAGGCCGATTAGCCAAAGATGTCGGCATGGCTCAATCCAGCGTAAATAAGTTACTTAAGGATGCTAACGGTTCGCGTAAGACTGTTGAGATCGCCTCTGTACTTGGTGTACGTCCAGAATGGCTTTCTGCGGGTGAAGGAGAAATGCTCGCCTCTGGTATGCAGGAGCCACATAAACTGTACCAGGTTAAAGCACCAGAAAATGGATTCTACCGCGTGGATGTTCTAGACGTTAAAGCCAGCGCTGGTCCAGGTTCGCTGGTCACTAGTGACTTTATTGAAACCATACGTGCCATTGAATACACAACTGAACAGGCTCGCGCTTTATTTGGCAACCGGCCATCACAGCACGTTAAAGTTATCACGGTTAATGGCGATAGCATGGATGGCACTATTTCCCCTGGTGACCAAATATTTGTCGACACTGGTGTTACACATTTTGATGGCGACGGCGTGTATGTATTCGTTTTTGGAAAAACTCTTCATGTGAAACGCCTGCAGATGCAGCGTGACAGACTTGCTGTCATTTCAGATAACCCTATTTATGAGAAGTGGTACGTTGAAGCTGGGGATGAGGACACGTTCTATATCATGGCGAAAGTACTGCTTAGACAGTCAGTAGATTATAAGCGCTTCGCATAGCCCGGTTGCCGGGCTAGCATCTCCAACCCTCTTTAATCAGCTTCTCGCGTATATCCTCTATGCGCTGAAAGTCCTTTCTTTTTTTCAGGATGACTGACAGCTGAGAGTACCCATAATGTGACGGCGGATAAAATTCACTGTGATACTTATTTCCAGTTAATGATTCGTATTCTTCCACCCTTTTGTCATGAGCATGGCGCAAAGCCGGGAACGCCAATTCAGATAGAGCAATCATCTGCTCGCATAAATGCTCGGCCCTTGCGAGGTTATCGCCCTCTCCCCTCAGCTTGTAAAATTTCTTGATATCTTCCTGAAGTCCAAAGTGAACCTGAACGATCTGCTCTGGACTTAGCCAGCGGAGCTTATCAACCCATTCTTTATGGTCCATACCTATCTCCCTTCCCAAAAAATCAGCATACCACGTAAATAAATTTCAATAAAAATCGCTTTAACAATCATGAAATTATCATCTTACCGATGTTAAATATCGTTTAAGCGATTGACTCAAATAATCGCTTTAGCTATTGTTAGCACATCGAAACGACACATCGACAGCGGCACAGGAAGTTCAGCCGCGCCAGACATGAAGTCAGGCTGCTTATTTAACATAGATGGGGTTACTTCTCCCGCCCTTGTGGGAGACCAAAGGAAGTTGCTTTGGGATGTGTTGAATGGTTCACGGAAGGGAATATGTCGCACGTGAAGCGGCGAGGCATTGCGCAGAAGCCGAAGTGAAGTAGGCAGACGCAGTGTCGAAATGGGCCCCCAACCAAACACATCACCAAAGCAACCACTGGAGGACATATGACCAATTTAATCGCATCAAACAGCGTCACACGGCGTTATCTGAAACGTGGTGAGCTGATGGCTAAGCGTCGGGCAGAAGCTGCTCAGAACGAAGCACGGAAAGCAGAATGCATGTCACGAGTAGAGCGGGCTACCTCATTGGGTAGCCTCCGCGATAAACCTGCTCAGGCAGAGATTGCAGAGCGTAAAAACCGCATCTGGTACAAGCAGCCAGGCGAGCGCGGCATTACCTGCAGCGGCCGGCAGAAGATGAAGGGTAAATCGATACCGTTGATTTGAGGTGAGAGATGAAAAGCGCATATCCAATGAAAAAAACAGGTCAGATTTATGAAGACATGGACGGAATTCTTTTGGAGGTTACATATGCATGGAAAGACGGCTCATCAATGATGAAGATTTTAAATGGGAATCGTGCTGGACGAGAGATGTGCATCAACGGGCAGAGCGTTTTCAAATTGGTGAAAGATATCGAATAGGTCGCTCAGGCGGCCTTTTTTATTAGAGAGGGTAAGGCGATGGCATGTAACTGCTTTTCAGAAGTTAAAGAACGTATGGAAGCGCGCATTAAAGAGGCGCTGGGTGACTCGGTTCATTCGATGGACGAGTGTGATTTTGGAAGTCGAGTTTGGGTGCTTGAAGAAGGCGACTACTGCCAGGTAATGCTCCCGTTCAACGTGCGATATCGCAAACGCAAGAAAAACGGGGATCCGGAGCAGCGCCTAACAAACGCTGACACCAAACTAGCAATTAATTACTGCCCGTTCTGCGGGACAAAGTTCGAAGGTAAAGCCGCCTAACCAGCGGCTTTTTTCATACCCAAACGGGTTCAAAGAGCCTGTTTCGTTATGACAACCGGCGGCCATCCACCGCCCATTAGCGCAGAAGTCTTTCTTGTTCCGCTGGCCGGCGAAAAGGCACGAGGGTGATATGAATCACGATGAATTTGATGATGGTCGTTGCGGTATGTCGCGCCGGTGCTGGCGAAACCTGACCCGCATCTGCATTGGCTTAATAGCCATATACCTGCTGGTTTCCTTGTTTGTGATGGAGGCCCTCCATGATTAGTCAACACTACGGTACCCAGACCGTTAACCGCGGCGCTGTTCAGCCGGGCATGCTGGTTAAGCATCGCGACGGCACCTGGACGGCATCAGCTCACAAGCGCGGGAAGCTATACCTTCACCGCGGCTGCGAGCGTACCTACACCAAAGCCCTGCTTATCGAGATCTACCTCGATGGACGCGGAAACGGCTTAAGCAACTAACCAACCGATTCAACCGATCTGCCTGGCAACAAGCGGGCGGGATTCGTACACCAAAAATTCAGGAGAAGCCATGAGCGAAGTAACGGATTTAGTCGTCATTGAGAAACAGAACGTAAAGGCGATATTCACCACCAAAGAGCAACTCGACCCGATTATTGAGGCGATCGAAAAGGAAGCTCGCAGCCTTGTCCCGGATGTGTCGACTCGTAAGGGCCGCGACGCTATCGCATCCATGGCACATAAGGTGGCACGTTCAAAAACCTATATCGACAACGCCGGGAAAGACCTGGTGGCTGAGCTTAAAGCCTTACCGAAGCAGATCGACGAAAGCCGACGTGTTGTCCGTGAACGTCTCGATGCGCTGAAAGACGAGGTGCGTCGCCCGCTGACTGAATGGGAAGCCGAGCAGGAACGCATTAAGGCCGAAGAAGCCATGAACGCGCTGCACGCTGAAGCGCTGGAAATGAACATCAAGTTCGATCGCGAGTTGGTGGCCAAGTTCGAAGCGGACCACGAAATGGCTTTGCTTATGGATAAGGATATCGACCGCGAACGCGCCGATAAAGCAGCCGAAGCCGAGCGCCAGCGCATTGCCCGCGAGGAAGAGATTGCTCGCCAGGCGGAAGAAAAAGCCAAACGTGAAGCAGTTGAAAAGGCGCAGCGTGAAATTGACGCCGCTGCCGCCAGAGAGCGCGAGGCGATTTTGGCAAAAGAGCGGGCCGAGCGCGAACAGCGAGAAGCAGCTGAACGTGCTGAGCGTGAAAAGCAGGCTGCTGTTGAAGCAGAGCGCCGCAAGGCTCAGGAAGAAGCTGATCGCATCCGCCGCGAGGCAGAGCAGCGTGAACATGCCCGCCTGGTCGAAGAGAAGCGCAAGGCCGAAGAAGAAGCGCGCCGCGCCGCTGATGTTGAACATCGCCGCGGAATAAATTCAGCAGCGGTACAGGCTCTTATCGATCAGGGAATCCCTTATGAATGGGCTAAGGCCTGCATCATTGCTGTAGCTCTCGGGAAAGTCCCGGCTACAACCATCAAATACTGAGGTGGTTATGAACGCATACCGCGCATATGACGTGATCGAAGAGCGTAAGT